TACGAAATAATGTAGAACCACTACGTGATGTGGCGACTAATCCAATTCTCATAGGAATATATATAATGCCTGAAATTGAAATACCTACGTATGTGCTAAAAGAAATTAGCTTTGATGAAATTTATCCTGTGTGGGACAAAAGACTTTGGCCTGGTAGGAAAAGTAAAATAGAACCCATGAGCAGCCTCGTATGGAACTCTCGGTTGTTTCTTTCATGGGGCAACTCAGAAATAAAAAAAGACAGCTCTATTTTTGATAAATATGAGCCTAAGTTCTTTGCTTTTGTTATAGATGATGAGGTGGTGGGCGTTAATAGTGGATTTAGAACCGAAGACAGTGTATATCGATCCAGAGGTTTATGGGTAGACCCAAACCATAGAGGATTAGGTTTAGGTCAACAACTATTAACACAAGCAACAAAATTAGCAAAAGAAGAAAAATGTAAGGTAATTTGGAGTATGCCAAGGAAATCTGCTATGGAAACATATGAATCAGTCGGATTTAATAAGATTGGTGAGTGGTTAGATGAGACTGTAGAATTTGGCCCAAATGCCGTGGCATATAAATATCTATAAAAGGACGAGTATATGGCCATACCTACAACAAAATCAACCTTCAAAGATTATTGCCTTCGAGCTCTTGGCCAAGGTGTTATTGATATAAACATCTCAGATGATCAAGCAGATGATCGTATAGATGAAGCATTACAATATTTTGCTCAATATCATTACGATGGCATTGAGAAAATGTATCTCAAACACCTGATAACTTCAGCAGAAGTTACACGGGCCCGCAGTGATGCATCAGCAACCGCTACTGATACCGTTGATGATTCGATCACGGCAACGTGGAAAGAGGGTTCTAATTACATACCGCTCCCAAGTGCTGTCGTATCAGTATTAAGGGTTTTCCCCTTCACCGACACTGGCGGTGGTAGTAACATGTTCGATGTTAAATACCAGCTGCGACTAAATGACCTGTATGATCTATCATCTACCTCTGTTATTCAGTACCAGATGGCCATGGATAACCTAGACTTGATAGAGCACATCCTTGTGGGCGAAACACCAATCCGTTTCAACCAACACCAAAACCGTTTGTATATTGACATGGATTGGGAAAATGACGTAACAGCAGATCAAGACTATATCATCATTGAGTGTTACAGAAAACTAGACCCAACAACATACACAGATATTTTCGATGACATTTTCCTCAAGAGATATGCAACCTCTCTTATCAAAAGACAGTGGGGCGCAAACCTATCTAAGTTCTCAGGTATTCAGATGTTGGGTGGTGTTGAGATGAATGGTGCAGACATATATTCACAAGCTGTAGAGGAGTTAACCACACTAGAAGAAGAAATTAAATTGGCATACGAACTTCCACTAGATTACATGGTGGGTTAAGATGGCTGTCAATAAACACTTTCACACTAACGGCTCACAGGCAATAACATCCGAAAAAAATCTTTATAGAGATTTGGTCACTGAGGCCATACAGATATACGGTCATGATGTTTACTACATGGATCGAACTCTAGTGGCTGAAGATACAATTATGGGTGAAGATACTCTATCTAAATTTAACAGCCAACATCTTATAGAAATGTATATGGAAGACGCTCAGGGTGGTTTTGCTGGCGAGCGAGAGTTGATAACACAGTTCGGTTTACAGAACTTGAGTGAAGCTACGTTTGTTGTGGCAAAGGATAGATTTCAAACAATGGATTCTCAATTGAGAATAGAGGACGGCACTGATACTACAGGCGGTTCTATACTACAGGAGTCGGGAACAAGTGATAGTACAGAGAAGTTGGACGGCAGTAGTTTTTACATTGTGCAAGACACTGCTAGTACAGACTCAGACAGGCCTCAAGAAGGGGATGCCGTATATCATCCTATCTTAAAGAAATTGTTCGAAGTCAACTTTGTTGACCATGACGAGCCATTCCACCAGTTAGACAACAATCCAGTATATAAACTACGTTGTCGCTTGTTTGAATATAGTTCAGAAGCTTTGGATACTGGTATCGCAGAAATTGATGCTATAGAAGATGAATTGTCTGTGGATACACTTAATCATCAGATTACTTTGGAACAGTCCTCAGCTGTAAATGAAAGTATCAGGCTAGAGAGATTTATAGATAATGGCCTGGTTATAGATGAAACAGACGGCGATAAAGTCATAGGTGAGAACGACTCTACCTCTGTGGGTGAGAAGTTGCAATTAGAGGACGGCTCGTATGTTGTCCAAGAAGACTATATAGTTGGCGACTATAGTACAGACAAAACGGCTCAAAATGAGTTGTTTGACGAACAAGATGATACCATATTGGATTTCAGTGAATCAAATCCTTTTGGTGACGTTGGGCAAAAAGGATAATATATTATGCTAGGACAACAATTTTATCACGAAACAATAAGAAAAATCGTAGTATCTTTTGGTACAATTTTCAACGATATCCATTTAGTGAGGAAGGATAACGATGGAAAGGTTTCACAATCCATGAAGGTTCCGTTGGCATATGGCCCACGGCAAAAATTCTTGGTGCGATTAGGAGACAATCCTGACCTTGGAAAACAAGTCGCTGTCACCCTGCCTCGTATTGGTTTCGAAATTACTGGTTTGTCCTATGATCCTGCTCGTAAACTTAATCGTGTTCAACAATTTAAAAAGGTTAAAGGCACAACCACAAAACAACTAGATTCACAATACATGCCTGTTCCATACAATATCGATTTTGGTCTGTATATCTTATCAAAACAGTCGGACGATGCACTACAAATTGTAGAACAAATCTTGCCATACTTTCAACCTGACTACACAATCACCATGAATGATATGCCTGACATGGGTATTAAAAGAGATGTGCCTGTGGTATTGACGAATGTAGGATATGAGGATGATTACGAAGGCGATTTCACATCTAGACGTTCTATTATTTACTCTTTGGACTTCACTGCTAAGTTCTACTTGTATGGCCCTGTTACTTCTGCGAAAGTTATTAAGACCGTACAGGCAGATCAGTTTACAGACTTACCAGACAAGTCACCAAAACGAGAACAAAGATTTACTGTTACACCAAATCCTGCTACTGCTGATGCAGATGATGATTTTGGTTTTAACGAAACTACATCATTCTTTCAAGACGCCGCTGAAGGTGAGTAATTATGACAAAAACGATTGACGAGTCTTTAGGAGTCATTGACAAGATGGTAATCGAAGACCTGTGCGGTGATGGCAGATCATCTATTGCTGGGCCTGTAGGGCCTCAAGACCCTGTGATGTATGGTGGAAATGAGTTAGAAAAGGATATAGATAAAGATTATGAATACCAAAGAGATAACTTCTACAAACTGGTGGACAGGGGGAGCATGGCCATTGACGGCATCCTTGAACTCGCCAAAGAATCAGAACACCCCAGAGCCTACGAAGTCGCTGGAAATCTCATCAAGCAAGTTGCAGAGGTTACTGAGAAACTTGGAGATTTACAGGAAAAAATGCGAAAGTTAAAAGAGGTTCCTGATAGTGGCCCTAAGAGTGTTACTAATGCATTGTTCGTAGGATCAACTGCTGAGCTGCAAAAGATGTTAAAGGAAAAATAATGTACGAGTATAGATGCAGAATTGATAGAGTGGTTGATGGTGACACAGTGGATGTTGATATAGATTTAGGTTTTGGTGTGTGGATGAAAAAACAACGTATTCGTTTGTATGGCGTGGATACACCAGAGTCTAGAACGAGAGATGCTGAAGAAAAAGTTTTTGGTAATATGGCAAAAGACTTTGTTAAAGAACATGTTCCAGAAGGATCAACACAGGTGTTGAGGACAAAACTTGATGGCAAAGGAAAGTTTGGCCGCATCCTTGGTGAGTTTGTTATTGAAGATACAACTCTTAACAGAATGCTAATCGAAACATCTAACGCTGTGGAGTATCACGGCCAATCAAAAGAAGAAATAGAAAAAGAACATTTACAAAATAGGCTGAAACATAAAATAGATGCAGCCCTAAGTGCCTAAATAATAACAGAATATATTATTCATAATTATGTCAAGAGGAGTTTGAAATGACAGAGATACTACTGGTGGTGTTGTACACCGCTCTTTTATGGGGATTCACCTATAAGTATTCCAAATTAAGTACGGATACAAATACCTTCTTAGTAGGTAATAGACAAATAGGCCTACTTGCCGGCGGACTAAGTGTCGGTGTTACTTGGCTTTGGGCGCCAGGACTTTTCGTAAGTGCTACCAAAGCATATACACAAGGAATACCAGGCCTATTCTGGTTTCTCCTTTGTAACTTCTTAACTCTAATCATATTCGGATATTTTGCTCAAAAGCTAAGAGAAAGATGTCCCGAAGGGTTTACCCTTAGTGGATATATCAAGGACACTGTGAGTAACCGTGTGAGTAAATTCTATTGGGGAGAACTTGGTTTTCTTACCATAAGTGCATTTACCATCCAACTTCTTGCAGGCGCCGCACTTATGCATAAAATGACAGGTATTGATTATACACTAATCACTATTGTCATGGCTGCAATTGCTCTTAGTTATAGTTTGTTTAGTGGAATTAAAGGATCAGTTATTACAGACGGTGTGCAAATGGTAATCATTGCCGTAGTTTGTTTGGTATTAGTTCCTTGGGCTATTTCTCAAGGCGGTGGTTGGGAAACTGTGGCTGCAGGCGCAGTAGGAAATCTTTTTGACCTAGATGTTTTCTTGACATTTGGTATCGCAGTTAGTCTTGGTTTTCTTGCTGGCCCGTTTGGTGATCAGATGTTCTACCAAAGAGCTTGGACAATCAAGAAAGATAAAATCCATAAAGCATTTACGATTGGAGCTTGTATATTCGTAATCGTGCCTATCTCTATGGGACTGTTAGGTTTTATGGCTACAGGTCTGGGAATGAAAGTTGACCCACAACTTGTAAACTATGAAGTGATTGTTAAAACACTTCCTGCTTGGACAGTGTATCCATTCTTGTTTGCTATTATGTGTGGTCTTTTGTCAACTCTTGACTCTGCTTGTTGCGCTGTTAGTAGTCTGGCTTCAAAAGATTGGTTCCCAACATCAGAACTTACTGGTGCAAGAATTGGCATGTTAGCCCTTGCTGGTGTATCGATTATTCTTGCAAATACTGGAATAACGATTGTTATGTTGTTCTTGTTCCATTCATGTCTACGGGCAAGTACATTGTTGCCAACTATTCAGGCAATTCTGTACAAGGATATCCATGAACCTACAATGTTCTGGGGCCTTATTCTGTCCGTTGCGATTGGCCTTCCATTCTTCTGTTATGGTATGTGGTTTGGTGGTGGTGGAATGTACACTGCTGCTGGTGCTATCCTTACAGTTGCAATTGGAGGTGCTATGACCTACGCAGGCCGCAAGTGGATAAACTAGTTCACTATTCAAGGCTGCCTCTAGAGGTTATGCCTAATGACAACCCGCTCCGTCTACTTGGTATGGCACATCGATGCCCATCACCAGTAGACAGAACGGGGCGGTGGAATACTCTACGAGCTTCCTACAAACCCATGCCAACGGATTATAGTAATCCTAAGTCTCTAAGGGATTGTTGTTTAGACAGAGCTGAAGAATTATGGGCCTTAAACAAGCCCATAATTTTGTTTTGGAGTGGTGGTATCGACAGCACACTAGTATTTCTGTCCTTACGAGAAACCATGCCAAGTGACGCTGAGTTTAGTGTTCGATATACCCATGAATCTGTAAAAGAGTATCCTGATTTTATACCACAACTGGCACAGTGGAGTAATAAAGTAGAACCAGAGGACTTACTAAGGCCAGAACTTTTTGTTAGTGATAGCATTATTGTCACAGGAGAGGCTGGTGATCAAGTTGCTGGAAGTGACATACTAGAACTTCTAATGAGTCCAGACAATCCCCATGAATCAAATTGGGATGATGATTGGCATACGATACTAAACTGGAGCGGCCTCATAAAAAATAAAGTGTTACCGCCTGAAATGGTAGTAAAGTTAAACAGTAAAAAGAACAAACAGAAAGTTCATGATATTTGTGAGGATTTGTGTTCTATCAGCCCTTTTCCTATAAAAACAGTATTTGATATGTTTTGTTGGACAAACATGTGTATCAAATGGCATTGGGTTACTCTGAGAATGATTTTTAATTACGGTAGGACACCGTATTATAAAAATGTATATTCATTTTATGACACAAATGAATTTGAGAAATGTTCTATTGCTAATCATGATATAGCCCATCAAGGAACTTATCAGACCTACAAACAACCCATGAAGGATTTAATTAATGAGTTTCATAAAGATGAAAACTATCGGGTAAACAAGGTTAAAATTGCTTCTCTTATTAATTCTGTGCCGGGAGAATACAAGGCGATAAAGCCAGGCGTTTTTCTAACTCTTGTTTTAGAGGATGAAAGGTGTTGGAGAGAGGGCGAAAAAATACCAGATCATGTGTTAGAGGGGCTCTTACTAAATAGAGCAAATGACTGATTCAGTATATCTAGGAAACCCAAATCTCAAGAAAGCCAATGTCCAACAAGAGTGGACAAAGGAAGAACTTGAAGAATACACTCGTTGTATGAAAGACCCAATTTATTTCATCCAGAACTATATTAAGATTGTTTCTCTGGACGAAGGCCTTGTACCTTTTTCTTTATATGATTTTCAGAAAGAAATGGTGGGAACTTTTCACAACAACCGTTTCACGATATGCAAACTTCCTAGACAGTCTGGTAAGTCTACAACTATTATCGCATATCTTCTACATTATGTCCTGTTCAACGCATCAGTAAACGTAGCAATTCTTGCGAACAAGGCGGCTACTGCTCGTGACCTTCTTGGTCGATTACAGTTGGCTTACGAGCATATGCCTAAGTGGTTGCAACAGGGAGTAATGAGTTGGAACAAGGGTTCCTTGGAGTTAGAAAATGGTTCGAAAATATTGGCATCTTCTACTTCTGCAAGTGCTGTTCGTGGTGGCTCTTATAATATTATCTTTCTTGATGAATTTGCATACGTGCCGGCAAATGTGGCAGAACAATTCTTCAGTTCAGTGTATCCTACTATTTCCTCTGGAAAGACAACTAAAGTAATGATTGTTTCTACACCACATGGTATGAATATGTTTTACAAATTGTGGACAGATGCAGAAGAAGAAAGGAATGAATATGTACCCATTGAAGTACATTGGAGCGAAGTTCCAGGCCGTGATGAGGAATGGAAAGCGCAAACAATTAAGAACACCTCAGAATCACAATTCAATACAGAATTTGAATGTGAATTTTTGGGTTCAATTGACACACTCATCAGCCCCAGCAAACTACGACAACTTGCTTATCGAGCGCCTATCGCTTCGAATGCTGGACTAGATGTTCACATTCATCCCGAAGAAGGACGCACATACTTTCTATCGGCAGATGTTTCTAGGGGAACAAAAAATGACTACTCAGCATTTACAGTTATTGACGTTACTGAAATGCCCTACAAGATTGTTGCAAAATATAAAGACAATGAAATCAAACCTCTTATATTCCCTCAAAAAATCTACGATGTAGCAAGGGCCTACAACCAAGCATATGTCTTGATAGAGGTAAATGATATAGGAGAACAGGTAGCAAATACTCTACAGTTCGACTTGGAGTATGACAACCTCTGTATGGCTAGCATGCGTGGCCGTGCAGGCCAAGTCCTTGGTGGGGGGTTCTCAGGGGGTAGAGCGCAGTTAGGGGTAAGAACAACTAAGGCTGTAAAAAAGATAGGTTGTTCCAATCTAAAACAAATGGTTGAAGATAATAAACTTATTGTAGAGGATATTGATGTTATTAGTGAATTGTCAACCTTTATTGTGAAGGGGGCATCCTTCGAAGCAGATGAAGGATGCAACGATGATTTGGTCGCATGTTTATTCACATTTGCATGGGCTACAGACCAAACATATTTTAAGGAACTAACAAATGTGGACATGAGGGCAACCATGATGGCAGAACAGGCTGATGCCTTGGAACAGGACATGGCGCCTTTTGGTTTTGTTGTTACAGGACTAGAGGATGAAAACATAGGTGAGGTGGTGGACGAATATGGAACAAGATGGAATCCAGTTGTCAGAGACTACGGAAGCAACTGGTAAATATATAATTGAATACGTAGGTGGAAGTAAAGGTGATCTTCTTTGCAGATTTCTCAATAACGAAACTTCTAAGATAGAGACAGACAGATCAAATAAAACAGACCCATCAGAGATAGGTTGTTTTAATTGGTTAAAGTTGGCTTGTCCGTATCATCTAACCCTTGAGAGATTTGAAGAGGTGTTGGCTACAAACACAAAGAAGTATGTCCCTGCTCATCCTCTTTGGGTAACGCATGATGATAGGTATTGGGAACTACTAGAACATTACAACTATAAAATACTACAATTAAGATTTGATGAAAGTCAATATGTCACAATCCGAATAGAGTCTAATCTAAAAAATCTTGATGCTGGAAAACACCCTGAGATATTGGTAGACTTTATAAACACTGTTTGGTGGCGAGGCTTGGACTTCAGTACATTCACATCTAAACAATTGACCACTAGGCCATCGAAACTAGAGATTGGTGATGCGTGGGAACAACGAGCATATGTTTATGACCTGTTCTTATCTAATACAAAGAATAGAGAATTTATTTTTTATGGTGACTTGTTTTTAGATTTCAGTTGTGGTATTCTAAACAATTACAATTTGGAAGAATGGAAAAGTCTAGTAGATAAAAGTTGGTGTACGGCTGGTGGCGGTTCAATACTAGGTTATAGAGATTGGGATAAACCAAGGCCTAGTGAAAAACCTAAATCAAAATATAGCGATATATTAGAGGAATATATTAATGGAAGAAATTAAACAATTTTTTGGTACAACATGGAATCAAACAGAAGTTGATGATCATGTAGTAGATAGGATCATAAATGCCAAGTCAGTTATTGACGTTGGGTGTGGGTTTAACCCCTATAAGAAATTTAATCATAATCTTGTAGGTGTAGATTTGATCAATGAAGAGGCAGATGAAAACTGTGATATTCTTGATTTTGATACTATGGGTTGTAAGTATGACGTAGCAATCTGTTATGGTATACTACACTTTAACTCTTATGATTGGATAAGAGAACGTCTGGAATGGGTGGTGAACAACACTAAACCAAAGTCAGAGATTCTTATCAAAGTTAATCCA